TCTCAACCTCCGACATCCCCTCAGCACAAGTTTTAAACTTGGCGGGGTACAGTCGGGAGGGAATAATTTCCCAGCTTGAGCTGGGAAATCTCGACGACTTCATTGAAGTCGCCTTAAATCCTGCAGCATTGCAGCAGGAGGATAAGTTCGCCGTACTCGGCGAACCGAATAATTTCTTTGATATCCTCAAAGAAATCGATCGGGAGTCTCGCAAAGGCAAGACTCCTAAAATTGATGTGATTTACAATCACATCAACATATGGGGCACCCTTCCGAAAGGTGCCCTGCGTCTTCTCGGAGTTAACATCTCCGGGAGTAATAGGTCCTGGTGTTTTATCCAGGACCTACATCCGTCAGATCAACTGGCGGTAATTCGCGGTACTTTCTGGTACCGTAAATGTTCTGGCGCAGTTCGCGCCAGAATTAGAACCTTAATCGGAAGAGGAAGGTTGTTAGATATTAAGGAAGTCCTTAATACCGTCGACGGAGTGTTATCCTCCGTCATGCTCGCCTGGCCGGATCAGCTAGGCGAAATATGTAAGGAAAATCCTTACAAATTCACTGACCAAATCATGGTCAGTGTAATATCGAATATTTTATTCGATAAAAAGTATCTCAACCAATGGAAGAGATACAAAAAGCAGTACAGGAAAGCTGTACTGTCTGACTCGGAATTACCAAAAGTTCCGAGAAACATGTCGTGGTTAACAAAACTACGACCTCTCCATAGCAGAACACGCTATGGTGCTACTTGTCTGATGAATTTTGCTCAGACAAGAAATACAGGTCTCGGTATACATCCCGAGGCTGCACAAGAATCCTTAAAGAAATTTAAGGAAACTACTGAATACGAACATATAACGTATTCAGAATTGCCGTCCTTATATCTAAGTACGGCATTAACCAAAGTAGACAAAGTCACTTTGGCCAAAATGGTTCGTGCACCGCACGAATCAATTAGTACCACCGCATGTGTTGAATGCGGTGTCGAGCAAGGCGGAAAAGCCCGCGTTGCCGCTGATCTGCTCATTTTTGAAGAGCAGAAAAGGAAAAACCTCGAAATCGAGGCTTTCCGTCGATGGCGAAATGCAACAGCTTTCGCCATGTTAGTGACGCTGCCAATTTGGCCAGCTACACTATTGTTGTTCTGGTTTTACCAGTCAACCATTTTTCAGATTCTGGTTAAAGAATCTGACTGTATCAAGTATGTAGATTTACATACTGGAATTATCACTGACAGGCTTGTTCCTCTCAGTGAATACGGTGAAATCATATTTCACTCGAGTCTCGCGAAATATATTCGCGGGTATAAACTTATTACGAGATCAAATATATCCGTAATAAGAGAGCCCGGTCCAAAATACCGGACTATTACTGCGAGCAGTTTTGTGCACGCAGAATGTCTCCAACCATGGAGCCATTTAACTCTGGAAGCATTACGTGCATTTCCAGAGGTAGCGTCTGGAATACAAGCTTCCAGACACGGATGGGAACTAGCAAAATCTGTTAGTCCCGAAGATCCGAACCTCGAATGGATGTTCGGAAATAAGACCTATGGTTTATCCACAGATCTTGAGGAGGCGACCGATTACGGTCACCCCGATGTCGCAAGAGACATAATCCGTACGTTTAATAAACGTATGGGATTTCCACTATGGTATGGTACCGTAGTGGAAGATCTTCTCTGTTCAAACAGAGAAGTATTCTACAAAGGCGAGCTCTTTTGTAGAACAAAGCGAGGTTGGCCTATGGGCGACCCCGGTACGAAGTCGTTATTAACGGCTTTGGGTCTTTCCGTCGTGCAAAAACTGCGCGAGGAAGTAAACATCCACTATTTTGCTCGAATTGTGGGTGATGACTTCTGTGGTATTTCTACCACAGAAGAAGCGCATACAGAAGCACTGAATGCGTATAAAGCCTTTGGAATGAAGATTTCCGAAGACGATACATATATGTCAGAACGACATATATTTTTCACTGAGGAATTATTTGAAATTCCGAAGAGTGTTCATGATACGATAGATCGTATCAAGAAATCACGACGTTGGGGTCGAAACCCTTACGTCGATTGTGTCAAGGGAAGATTGCTCCTTGACATTAAAAAGAATAGAGATGACTATTCTTATACCCCAACTGGAAGATATACCCAGTTGGGAAAAGATATTAATTATCTTAAGTCCGGTGGGGATCCCATCGGGCTTTTTCATCTTGGATCAGTACTCCAAGATGTTTACCTTCATAGTAATGACTATGAAGGATTCGTCTACTTTCCGCAGGCGATTGTAGGAGAGGGTAAACCTGTCCTATTTAAAAATCCTAGGAATTTCCTAAGATTTATTCTACCTCGTAAAGAGATAGAATCCCTCTGTCGAATTATGACAGATGCAGGCTGGTTTGCATATGACAAATCAGTCAGAAAGCCGAGAACTCAAATTCTCAGCCATACGTCTGCTATGTTTAGACATAGTAGATCTGAACCTTGGCATGTAAATGTCAAGGATATTGATCAGCCAGAGTTCCTGGCGATCGAAATGCCTCCGGTTCCCAAATACCAGATGCATAGTAAGTCTATATACAATAGACTTAATAAATTTGTTATCTCAGGAACAGAGATAACAGGAAAATTAGCTAAAGCTAATTTTATTGCCTCTTTACTAGGTAAAGAGGAATATACTTTTTCTGAAAAGAAAAGGATAATTGATTTCGATGGGGAATGCCCCATCGATCACGATGATCTTAAAAGATTCATCGACATTTGGATGAATGATCCAAATGGATTCAGCCCTATTAAATTAGAGCGTTATTTCGACCGTGAAAAGGCCGAAATTATACTAGGGGAACAATATCCCCTAGCAGTTAAAGTCCCGTTTTCACCGGACTTTACAGTATTCCGCGAGAAACCTCAGCGGGATAAAATGGAGGACCACGATGCTGTGGCCCTCTGGTCTTGGGTTCAAAGTTCAATTGAAGCCAATATGGCCTTGGGAGAAATCCCAAGGCGAAACATCTCGGATGATGAAATCATCCTTGATGATGTCGAAATTTTAAATTTCGAAATATTATTCGTCATTACGAATGATATAAAACTTGCAAAAGAAGTTGCAAGGAAACGTTTTCCAAGGAAAACGTATAGGATTCCAGTATTATTATGGCTGGAATCCCGCTGTGACTACCGTTTATTCGGTAGTCCAATGACCTGGGATAATACCTGGGTCGATATGGGCTCATATGAAGCCTATATGGCCACCATGAATATTCATGGTGTTTCTGCCCTTACGACTTTCGGAAGTCTTAAGGAGCTAATTGTTCCGGATATGACTCCGGATACAATTCGGCAGCCTGTTAGACAGGCACCGACTGATACTAGTGGCCCCACGGCCATTAGATTTCCGATCAGGGGTTTCCCTGATCGTTACGTCATAGATTACTATGACGTTTATTCCCGACCGAAACCCGTTAGGCGAGTCAGTCAGGTACCCGGCTCCGTTTAAAGCCGGTTTATACTACAGATTTAGCGCTGTAGTATAATTATTAATAGAGCATCATACGTTAGGTAAGGCTTAATCGCCTCCTAGCTGTACGCTCTATTGAGTGAGCAAGCTGCTCACGTTTTTTTTT